GGAGTTTGTTTCGTCATTAAAGTATAATATAAAAACAATTCCACCGCCCTTGAATAAGCGGTCATATCCGATGGGTGAAGCCATATATCCGATGGATCCGAGAGTGATGAGTATAATGCAGATTGCAGATTGCAATTACTTGAGATATCGCCTAGGTCATGATGTGAAGTATAAATGGATGGTGAAGTACGTGTGGACGGAGGAATATGAATTGCCGGAGACGAAGAAAGAACAATTACAGGTGAAAGTGGTCAGGGCTTTGTCAAGATGGAGAATGGCGTTTGGTTTGATAAATGGGCGCCCCAAGTACGTTAGTGCCTCAGCGAATTTGTATCCAGATAAGTATATGAAAGCAGTGCTAAAACAGGTTAAGCATGTGCATCAGCCCAAGCATGAATTTGAGCGCGTGGCACCAATGTTTACGACGGCATTAGATTACGCGTATATGTTTTTGGGGACCGCATCGAGATTTAGAACAGTAGAATCGAAAATTGATTTAAGAGAATTGGAATCGGCCTATATGGGATCGGCGTGTGGTTTGACGGATGACACGAAGTCGGAACATTATTTATCACCAGGAGTAATATTGAAAGTGAATAGTAGTGCAAAAAAGTATGAGATGATGGAGACGCATATTGGTATGGTGCTAGACTTTATGGAATTTGGGACTCCGTTTCCGGTGAATTGGAATATAACGGAGAAGCCTGAGATATTTGTTTCCGATGAAAAGCAACAAGATGATGCGACTTGGACTTCATGGCAGAATAAATTAAGAACATTTTGCATTCCGTCGGGACCATTTTTGATAATGGAGCGGTTAGTATCAAGGGTGCGACAAATAATGGAGAGAGAAGGTCCGATACGGATAGGCTCTACGTGGACTAGAGGAGGGATGCAGATGTTGGCTGAGTTGCTAGGTGTTACTGAAGCGGAGGCGTTTATGAAGTTAATATGCCAGGGTGATTTGAAGAACTTTGATCAGTCAGTTTTAGCGAAGTTTGTTGATGCATATTATTCAACTATGTTAGTGTACGAAAAACCGGGAACACCAGATTATTTGATGAAGAAGCGTATTATTAAATTTTTGACTGACCATATAGTTCAACGGATAACGCATTTATTTGGGCCAATATGGGGTATTCAGACAGGAGGTGTTCCGTCAGGTTGCCTAAATACATCTCATATGGATTCTTGGATAATGTTGTTGTACTTTTGTTTATTTGCGGCATTTCAGATTCATAGTGCACCGGAAGAAGAGCGGGGGATATTAGAAGAAGCCATGATTCAGAAAATTCGTTTTTGTGCTTATGGGGATGATCATCTGTGGAATCATACAAATAATGAGACGGTTAAACGGTATTTTTCCGCAAATGCATTTAAGCTCTTCATGCGAACGTATTTAGGAGCTGACGTCCAGGACCAGATGGACGAATTAACGTTTTGTTCGCGAGCAGAGCATGGTGTACTTACGCATAAGGGGATGACACATTTGAAGTATCAGGCAGTGATGAATGATAATAAGGGGCCAGGCCAACCGTGGTGTCTGCCGTTTCGGGAGACGAAGGAATATGTAGTGCGAGCAGTATGGGGTCGGACAGCGAAAGAACGTAAGCCATGGGATTTGATGTTAAGCATATTGGGACACGTATATGGGACTTATGGTTCGAATTACGACGCGTACGTGACGTTGTTTATGATGTATTCAGCAATAATGAAGGTATATTCTACGACGGAAGGAGTGATACTAGATAAGATAAAAGCGACATTGACAGATAGTATTCCGGATTTGCGTCGTAAGGGAATAACACCAGAGGAGATAATGGCAGGGTTCCCGACGTGGGAGAGATTACAAGAGAAGAATGTGTTGGATAGGCCGTACCATACAGTTAATAAAGAAGATTTTGAGTATTACGCCACCCCGGATTTGTGGGACGATTGCC